CTTTCATGAACCATCTCCTACCCGGAGAGGACGATACGGACAATGCTATGGCGTTCAATACTGCGGCTCGAATCAAGGTGTCTCAGGACAAGTCTGTAAGTGCTGCAGGCATCACATCTCAAATCATTGGTCGGCACGCTGACTATATTGTGGGTGATGACCTTGAGGTTCGGGGCAATTGTGATACTCAAGAAATGAGGGACAAGCTGTTGGGTCGTATCCATGAGTTTGAGTCTATCCGTAATAAAGGTGGTCGGGTTATCTTCCTAGGTACTCCCCATACTCGTGATTCTAACTACAATAAACTGGCAGCCTCAGGCTACCCTTTTATTAAGTTTCCAGCAGAGTTTCCTGACCCCACAATAGCCACTAGAATGGAGCATATCAGCCCGTGGATCACAGAACGGATGGTAGAGCTTGAAGCTAGTCCGGGCGATCCTACGCAGCCTGAGAGGTTCGATAGAGAGACTTTGGATGAGAGGCTTTCTAAGATTGGACCGGCAAATTATGCGCTACAGTTCCTCTTAGATACCAGCCTTTCTGATGAGGAGAAGTATCCCCTTAAGTTGAGGGATATTATCTGTACGGATGTAGGTCTTGAGTCATTTCACCAGAAGGTACAACATGCCAGGTCAAATCCCTACAAAACTATCAATAGTATGGGCATGTCTGGGGACAAGGTTTACTACCCCATGTACAAATCTGAAGGGTTTGAGGATTATATTATCACTACTATCCATGTAGACCCTTCAGGTCGTGGGCATGATGAGACTGGTGTGGTGGTGGCTTCTGCTACTCCTACAGGTTACATTTGTATTCATGAGATGCTAGGCCTTGATGGAGGCTATGATGAAACGGTGCTGACTAAGTTAGCTAATCTTGCTGTTCAGTACAAGGCTAAATTAATTAGATACGAGGAGAACTTTGGCGATGGTATGTTTGGGACTATTCTTCATCCTGTTATTGCTAAGTATTGCAGCCATGTGGGTATTGACGGATTTCGCGTACATGGTCATAAAGAACAGCGAATTCTAGACACCATTGAGCCTGTTATTGCTAATGGTCGTTTAGTCATGGACCCTAGGGTACTAAGCGATAAAGAGAATCAAATTCAATTAACTCGTATCTCTAGAAGACGAGGTGCTCTTAAACGAGATGACCGCATTGATGCTTTAGCTCACGCTGTAGGGTATTACACCGATATGCTTGGGGTAGATGTGGATAAGATGATTGTTGCTCAAGAAGAGAAAAACAGGCAGGAAGAGTATGACATGTGGGAGAATGACGGTCGTAGGGCTGCTATGATCTCTAGAGGTCTTTCTGGGGCAGTAAAAGTCTTCAATACGGACAAAAAGCTGCCCAACCGTCTTATTGGTTGGAATAAAATTAAAACTAAACCCAGTAAAAGAGAGTGGTAATGAAAGTTGTTACAGGCATCGGGCCTAGGGTAGGCACATCTTTTGTCATGCATGAAGCTTATCTAAGTGGATTGCCTGTAGTAGGTGAGCTATTCCCTTGGTATGTGGACAAAAGAGATAATCCCAATGGATTCTATGAGATGCCGTGGGATGAAGAGATTAAACCTTCTGACTATAGAGATACAGTCATTAAACTGTGGGATCCTTGGCCCTTTAGGAAAAGAATACAGCGACTAGTTATCATTGAACGTGAAGATAAAGAAGCTCAATTAAAGAGCATGAAGACTGTTAATGAGAAGATTCGGTTCGATCAACAGACTCATTTAGACATTATAGAGCATTTTTTGGAACAGAAGAAGAAGCTTATGAAGCTACCTCATTTCTTTTGTTACACAGAGGAGCTTGACAATAAGATTAAAGATATTATATCATATTTAGGAGACTAATATGCCAGTTGTAGCAGCAAGTATTGTAGCAGGATCAAGTATTGTTTCTAGTATTTTTGGAAGCAGAAGTGCCAAAAAAGCAGCAAAAGCAGAGGCAGAAAATAGAAGACGAGCTGCAGCAGCCAACTATCAAATGACAATGCAAAAAGCAAACGTTGAGGAAGAGATGCAGATTCAGGGCATCTTTGCACGAACTCAAGCTGCTATTGCTCAAGAGCAAATGAATAATAAGATTGCAATGGCTAACTATAAGTATGCTGAGCATCGAGAAAAGTTAGCTGTAATGCAGAAAAATTATCAATCAAAGATGAGCGGCGGTGGGGGAGTCAAGATGCCAATGGGATTAGCTGATGAGTTGGCTGATCAACAAATGAGCATCTTAATGCAACAGGAAAAAGCTCTTGAAAGTACAAACCAACAGTTTACAAAAGCTTTAAATGCATTTTCAGGCAGTGCTGCAAAAAGAAACCTTAGTCCTTATTCTGCATCTGTAATGCGGTACAAAATGGCAGCATATGATTCTGTCGATAAAGAAATAATTAGAACTAATAGAAGTGCAGAAATTCAAAGAAGAGCTGCGGTTAGAAATGCTAAACGTAGGATTACTGCTAAAGCTCGCAATGTAGCTAAATCTATGTATCTTCCCGGCAGAAAACCTACTCTATATGATAGCTCTAAAACTCTTCAAGCTTCAGCTGATGCTGAAATTGCAAATATTAAAACAATGTCAGACTTAATTAGAAGTAATGCTAAAATCGCTAAAAATGCAGAAACACAAAACATTGCTACAGGTTATGCAGCGGCTAAAAGTGCTGCTAATAGTCAGATGTTGATGGGTATTGCGGGATCTATTGCTGGAGGGGTGGGAGCTTACGTAAATGCTGGCGGAACCTTTGGAGGAACAACTCCAGCAACTAATACTACTAACTTATCGGGTATGGAAAGTGGAATTGATTTTCCAAACTATGGAGGTAGTACTCCTCAATTCCCCGGTTATGGAATGGCATTAACTTAAATTACAATGAATAGGAATTTAAAATGGGTATAGTTTTTGGACAAGATAATCAATTTAGAGCAGCGAAAGTTCCTACGGCTGTAACGCCATATCAAGGTGTTGAGACAGTTCCTGTTATTAATGTTGCTCCTAAATCATCTGCCTTAGATCACTTTTATGCTTTTGAACAAAACTTTCAAAGAACATTTGATGTTTTTAGCAAAGCTATTGAAAACAAGGGTTATTCAGTCTTAGATGAGCTGGAAACTAAAAAGAATCAAGATATTGTTGATGGCTTTACAACTGAGCAAGTAGCTGCTAGAAACTTAGAAAGATATAAAGATGTTGCTAGTAAGGGAGTTATTCCTACAAGAACAGAAGCTCATAAAGAGTTTGCTAAAAGGCATGCTTCGGCTACTGGCTTAAACGTAGATGCAATTGCTTCAGCTAGAGCTGAAGAATTTAAAGAATATGTGCGAGATAATCCTACTGATGAAGGAGGGATTAGGAACAGATATGACATTCTTGAACAAGAGTGGGAAGGCGGTCAAGTTTGGGAAAGACTTGAGGGCGAAATAAGGCCTATTATAGACACTATTAACAAGAATAATCAGTCTAGATCTTTACTTGCAGCTCAAGAACGTTTAAAAATTGGTGTACAAGAACGCATTGAAGATCAATTAGATGCTGCCCCCGGTACTCCTGCCTATCTTGAAGGGCTAAGACAGCTCTTTGGAGATACTAATGTTATGCCCGATTCAGACGGTAATTACGATCTTCGTGCAATCGGTGGTTCTTTTTATGAAGTATTTGTTGCTCCTGCTATTGAAGAAATGAATGAATCAGGAGCTTTAGACTCTTGGACTTCTAATGCTTTGATGGATACATTAGATGAAGCTTTAGTTCCTATAGTTCAAGAAGCTCAAAAAATTATTCAAATTGCAGATAGAGCCGCTATTAATGCTCAACGATTAGAATCTAAAACTTTATCTTTACAGGCAGCAATTGATTCGGGTAAGGATATTAGTGCTGAAGCTGGCTCATTGTTATCTGAGATGCCTCAATTAGATTCTAGGGGTAAATTTATTCCATGGTCCGACCGATTCGCTTCTTTGGTAAAATCAGAGTTAGATAAACCTCATTTAACTGATATTCCTAAAACTGAAGGAAGAACTTTAGAAGAAGCGGAAGTTAATCGCATTGACAGATTAAATAGATATCATGCTTTAACTACCATTGTCCCTGAGGATATTACAACCTTTATGGAAGACTACGGAGATGTCGCATTACGGTCTGTTTCTCCTACTTATTCTGAGTTTGTAGCAGCTGGTCTGGATAAAGATACAGATTCAGATATTTTTCAAGATATTCTTCCTGATATTAACAGAGAGTATAATGAGTTTAGGCAAGGGGCTCTTGATCAAGTTAAAACAAAATTAGCTGCTCCAGTATTAACTACTGTAGAATCTCTGTTAGATGCTTCTGAAGGTAAAAATAGAGGCAATCCTAAAGCTCTTCAGAGATATTTTAATGAAAACATTGCTCCTGTTTTGATGGACTACTTTCCAGAAGAAATGGGAACAATTAATGGTCTTTTCAACTATGATGATAATGGTAATTTTATTTATAGAAAATATGGAGTTACTGACCAATTAGGCCGAAACGTAGATATTGGATTTAACTTATGGCAAAGTACAGAAAATCCTACAGAACGTCAGCCTACAATTCATGACTGGCAGCTTGATTTTAGAGATGGAGAGTATGTTGTCTATCCGGGTATTAATAATCAAGATGGATCTTTCATTAATTTAGATGAGATTATAACTGGAGATATGGCTGCTCAGATTGATAGCGGTATCTTTAGATTTAATAGCTTAGAGGAAGCACAGGCTACTTTAGATCAACTTCAACAAAGAGAAAGTGATATTGTTGTTCAAGCTAGAGCTAATACCCTAGAGACAGAACCAAATAGAATTGCTACTGCTTTGTCAATCAAAGGTGAAATGCCTTTATTAAATCCTCTTGAGCAATCTATTTTAAAACTAATGACATCTCATGATGAAAGTCTTTTAAGAGGAATGTCATCTTCTTCGGTTGCAGAACCCGGAGATTTTTTAAAAACTTTAGATGAAAGTTTAGATAATAAAACTATTGATGTTACTGCTGCTGGCATTGGTAAAGATTCAGGAAGACCTAGTGTTCAAGCACTTCGTTTATTTAGAAGCACATTCCAAGCACCCGGAGGAGAAATTACTTCTCAATGGTTTGATGATGTAAGTAGAAGTATGACTGCAATTCTTCCTATTGCTCCTCAGGCTTTTGAAGCAGTAAAAAATGAGTATGAAAGAAATAAACTTTCTTTTCAAACTACTTATGCTAAAAATCCACAAGTATTACAGGAAAAAATAGAAGAGTTAGACGATCAAATAATGACACACTTACAGGGCATTATTGCTGCAGGTGCTTTTAACTTAGAATACAATCAAGCTAGACAGGCTGTTGAAGCGGGAACAGGTAAAAGTAATGCTCTTTCCTTACTTAGAAATCCCGAATCTCAATCTTTAGCTTTAAAGGATATCTTAGATAACCTTGTTGCAGAAGAGGATCCAACTCTTGTTTTTGATGAAAAAGGTAACATCCGAAATCAAGCACTTTTTACGTCAGATAAAGCTATAACTTTCATTCAAGCAGCTCTTACCGAACTAAATCTTCAACAAGATGATCCTGATGTTGTTTTTGAATTCTTTGGGGAGTATGAAGACATGGTTAGATCGACTATTATCTCTATTCCTGAAACAGGTGCAACATTTGTAAGAAATGGTGTTACTGATGTTATATATAAAGAACAAAACATGCAGGCTCAAACGAGAGGCCGTCAGTTTGCAATTGGACAAGCTGCTACTGGTGAAGCTAATATTGCAACTGTTATAGATACCACATTAAGCGATGCTATATTATCTCCTTCAGGAATGAATTTTGCTCCACTTTTACGCCTTCAAACAGATGTACAAAACTTAAGAAGTCCTTTTATGCAAGCAACTATTGCTTTTATTGCAAATCCGGGTTTATCTGTAGAAGATCAGCCCGAACAATTTAAGGATATTACTACTGCTTTGAATACAAGAAACAAAGAAGATAGATTAAGAGATTTTAGAGAACTTTTTACAGGCGATAATTTTGTAGCATTAGCAAATTATTTTCAAGCTCGTGGAATTAATCCTAGTATTGTTGGTGATATTGCTAATCAAACTTCTGAAACGCATCAAGCATTTGATTCTGAATTTCAAAGACAAGTTAGAATTGAACTTGGGAATAATGTGGAAGAAATTAATGCTCTTATGGGAAGCACAGAAGGATCTCAAGAGCTTCAGCTTCAACAGCTTTATTACGGCATTTTACAGGATGCTCATTCTAAAGCATTAGATAATACATTTGATCCTGAAAATGGACAGTTTATTTTCATAAACGAAGAAAACGGCATTCCTAAAACTTTTAAAAGGTCAGAGCTTTCTTCAGATAGAGCTGAAGAATTAAATCATGCAAAAAAATCTTTTGCTGCTATTGATCAAATTCTTGAAGATACTTTGCAATCTGAATCTTATGAAAAAATATCTGAGTCTCGCCATGCTGCTCCAATTGTAGAATCTAAACTAGGAAAAATCGTAGATGGTATTGGAAGTGAAGATAATACTAATCCTACAACCACATTGACACATGCTCTATCAATGTTAATTCCTGATGATTTACAGGCAAGACAGGATAGGGCTGTTCGCATTCGAATGTTACTAGAAGATAGATTAGATGAAAACTTAGCTCGTGAGTTTGGAGTATTTGAGCACTTTGAATTTTTTGATGAATTTAGAGAACAGGGAAATACTGAAGGCTCTAGTTTCGCTCTTAATAATCTTATTAGAAACATAGCTGTTAAAGATTTAATGTTTTTATTCGAGAGAACTACAGCTAGTTTAGGAGAAGACCCTTCTTTATACTATAGTCCTTATAAGAATCGGATTAATTTTAAATTTAGAATAAATGGGGAAAATGGAAATTTAGCTCTTATAGTTAATACTCAAACTACAGATCCTGTGATGGGAGGTAGTGTTCAACCAGCATTTCCTTTCTATTTTCCTAGAAATCAAGCAGGTAAGCTCATTCCGGTAAGAGACTGGTTAAATTCTTATGAAACCAAAAAAGAACAACAACAGCGAATAATGAGCGATGCGCCTTTTTCACTTGAATCATAAAAGGATTCTAATATGAGAACTTTTTTATTACCAACAAAACGCTCAAATAAGTGGTTAAATCCACTAGATGGCAAGGAAATTAACATTGAACCTATGCAAGTAAATTATGAAAATGAGCTTGTAGAGTTAATTGCAGAAGAAGGAAGCAGAGCTAGAATTAAACGGCATCCTGCTCCTGCTAATGTAAATGTAAAACAAGGATCAAGTCGAGGTCAGTTAAATGATCGAGACTATAACTTTTTATTAAATCAAGGCCAAGTGCCTCAAGAAATCGCAAACATGAATAACATGTTTTTATTACAGAACTTAAGAAACCAACAGTGAGGAACTGAGCATGGTAGACCAAGATCGTCCAATTGATAATCCACTTACGCAACCACCTAGTCAAACATTAACTCCTGAAGAAGAAAGAAATAATCTTCTCTTAGATTATTATAAGTCTTCCTTTACTCCTGCAGCTAGTCAAGAGACTAGTATCAGAGAAGCCATTGTTAAAGAAGAGGAAGAACGTCAAGAGTTTAATGAAATTTTGCGAAATAATGGTCTGTCAGGCTTAACATATAGAGCATATAGACAGGATATTACGGATATTACTGGACTGGACTACCAAGGATTAACTGCAGAATCTTTTACCGAAGATAAGTTTGCTAGAGAGGAGAGATTAAGAGATCTCCAAATGGATATTGGAACAGGCGGTGCTACGTTTGCAGCATTAGATGTTCAAGAATTAGGAGCCAGAACTGGTGCTTTTGGATGGATTGATAGTATTAGAGCTAACGTTAATGACGCTCAAGCTATTATTGGTCTTGGTCTTTTAACTTCATCTCTTAGCGATGAAACAAAAGGAAAACTCGCAGCTCTTAGAGCAGACTTAGACAATACGTATGGAGCAGATCCATATGCAGCTCAGTTTGTCGAAGGATTAAAAGGTCTTGATCCCACTACAGATTACACTGGAAGACCAAAACAAAAAATGCAAGAAGCAAGAGATATCATTGCTTCTGATCCTAATGCTCCTATTGATGGTCAATATACTCATGATTGGCTTTGGAGTACTTTAACTTCTGATCCTATCTTAGAACAAATGCTATCTAAAGCTGGAGTCACTAAGGAAAATTCTTTAGCTTTCTCGGAAAGCGATTCAGGAGCATTTGTCAAAGGCATTGAAGCTGTGTCTAGAAGGCTTTATGAGCATCAACTTATATTAGAGCAAATTGAATTAAGCAATAATACTGAAGTTAATTTCATGACTAGTTTAAAAGACATGTTAATGCAAGATCCTGATATGGCTCCAGAATTAGGAATTGAAATTCTTGGAGGACTTGTTACTACTGGGGTAAGCCTTGCTTCTACTTATGCTTCAGGCGGTCTTGCTGGGCCTGCAGCAGGTACTGCTACAACTGCATATTGGACCGCATTTACAACTAAATGGGCAGCTCGTGCAGGCAAGATTGCAAATAAAGCAAGAAAAGTTAAAGAGAAGCTTGAAAAACTTGAAAGACTTAAAGGTGGAGCAGAAACTTTTTCAGCTCTTCAAACTGTAGGTAGAGCTACAAACCTTTTATTAAAAGTTAGACCGGGTTCTTTAAGTACCTTTGGTAATATTGCCGATCTTATTTTAGATGCCAATAGTAGTTATACGCGACTAACTAAAGGATTATTATGGGCAGGAGCTCAAGGTTTAGATGGAGCGGTTGGTGGACTTGCAGCAAACACCTATAGCAATATGGAACGAAAGTCTATTCTATCAACCTTGTATAACGAAGGTGAAGATATTAGTCTTTTAGATAATGCGGGCTCAGCTGTTGTTCAGGGTGCTTTAGCTTCTATCGTGTTAGGCGGTGCTTTTAAAGGCATTGGTGCTACTGGTAGTTACACTCTCAATAGATATGCTCTTGGTAATAAAGATATTACTATTGGAGAAAGCTTTGCACAATCTTTTGGCGGACAAAAACAAATTAGTGCAGAAGATAGACTTAAGAATAAAAAAGAACTTTGGATGAGAGTCTATGGCGATTCTGCTGATTCTATGAGTGCTTTTGATAAAGCATCTAAAGCTGGATTTAGAGGATGGCTTAGAGGCGAAGATGTTGGAACTAAAGTTTTCCTTGCTGGAGCTCGTCAGAGAGCCAGAGCTAATGTTGCTGTATCGCTCTTAACTGACGGTCAGGTTACAACAGTAGCTGAATTAAGGTCTAAATTTGGGTTTACTGATGGTTTAAATAATACTATTTTTGAGGCAGATTTAGATAAAGCCTTAATGCAAATCATTGAAGAAACTACAGGAGACTCTTCTCCATTTAAATCAGCTATAGATGATGGATCTTTTGAAGGGTTTGGTGCTACTGGATTAAGAGCCAAGCTTTTAGAAAATAATGAGTTTATGTCATCTCTTAGAAATAAAGATGGTGAATTATTCTCTGATGCTGATGTTAAAAAGTTTAAAGAAAAACAATATGGCCTTTTAGCAGCGGAAGAAGAAGCATTAGGGCAAGATCCAGAGCTTCAAGCTATCCTTAAATCTGGTGCAGATGCTGAAACAATAGCAGCTGAAGTAACAGAATTATTTGATGGTAGAATTGCTGAAACAAAACAAAATCTTGAAAGCGTAGAAGCAGAGGCTGCAGAAGTTGATACAAAACTAGATGAAGATGATGCTGTTGTTGCTACAGTTAAAGAACAAGTAATTGATTTCTTGACAGGCTCAAAATCTGCAATTGATTCTTTATTGAAAACAGATTCTGGTAGAAGACAGCTTCAGACTATTCTTTCTAACTTTGAAGCAGCTATAGGTGTAGAATTTACAGCCGATGCTATTGCAGAGTTTAAGCTTAATAGAAAAGTTCCTTTAACTGAAGAACAAAAAGCAAGATTAGATGAGCTTGTTGCTTTAAAGGGTGTGAGCTTTGAGCGACCAATTCCTACAGCTGAAAGTAGTTTTGATGATATTAAATTATACGCAGAATCTAATGGCATTTCTTTTGATGAAAAAGTTATTAAAAATTTTAGCAACAAAAAGAAAAAATTAAGAAGAAAAATTATTAGGGATCTTCAAAGTTCTAATCCTGAAAAAAGAAAACAAGCTTTCAACGATTTACAAACTTTAATTGAAGCAGAAGAAAAAGATACTATTGAAATTTTAGATAGATTAGGACAGCTTCAAGATAACTTAGATGAAAAAATTGTTGAATTAGGTAATACTGAGAAGAGACAAACTAAACGTCAAAAAGCTAAAGACATTACTGAGCAGAAAAGAAAGTATTTGCAAGAGAGGTTAGAAAATCTAGAAAAACTTAAAGAAGAGCATGAAGCTGGACGTTTTAATATTGATCCTAATAATCAGGGTGATATTCCTACTAATGCTGGTTTTAGAGATAAGAGTACTATTATTGAAGAGGAACGTGAAGTTGAGTTAAACAAAAACTACGATAAATACAGCATTGAAGTTTTAACCACCAAGGCTCTTCTTGATGCATATGAAAAAGCAGACGGTACTGTTTCACAGGCTCTTGCTCGACAGATGTTTAGAAGATTCCTTCCTAAAGATCATGAGCTTTTAAAGAAGAAAAAATTAGATGAAGGTGATATGCGTCAACTTCTTAAAGAGGCTCAAGAAGCTATTGATGAGAGAACCGTAAATGATATGGATATTCAAAATTCAATTGCTGGAGATCGAACCCTTTATGATACTGCAGATATTGAAGCTGATTTTGAATTAGGACAAAGCCAAGCCAGACAAGCTAACTCTGTTCTCGCGGCAATGCTTGATAATGTTAAGATGGGAGATCCTTCTAGATTTGTAGCACCTAGAATTAGATCAGATCTTGAAGCAGATTTGGATACTAGAAATGCAAGAGCAACTGCTAGCAGAGCGGATTATGATATTAATGAAGATCTTTTAGCTTTAAATGCTGCAATTTTAAAACTTAAGAATCTTATGGCTAAGCCTGAGAATGCGTCTAAAGGTAATGCAGGAACTGGAACAAGAGCTGCTATTATGTCCTTATTTAAAGAAGGACGAATGGTTAAAGATGAAAAGGGACTTACAGCTTATGTTGATGAAGGAGCTTTATCTGATATTGATATTGATGCAGTCTTTGGTGAAGCTTTAACATCTCAAGGTAGTACTAGAGAATTTGACCTGTTTAATTTAGAAAAGGTTCTTCAAATTATGGAACGACGTAGAGACTTAGGTGTTCAATACGTCAAAACTCGTGAGTTAGCAGAAGAAATTAATGAAAAATACGCTGCAAGATATGCTGCTATAAATGAAGCTATTTCTTTATCTAAGTCTAGAGTAGAATCTTTAACTAAAAGAGCTATTGGTAAGGAACCTTTAGAAGCTGGTGAAACCATTGAAACTGTCAAAGAAGCTTTAAAACAAGAACGAGAAGCCTTAGATAAATTAAGGAATGATAGATCTGGTTTGCAGCGTGATATGGAAATTGAACAAGCTCCTACTAAAGCTTCTGCAAACAAAACTCCTCAACAGCTTCGATTAGAGCAGTCTCAGTTATTAACTGAACTCAGGAAGGTTGAAGCTCAAGAAGCTAAGAATAAAGCAGGAACAGAAGTTAGAGGGGCTGATACCGAAGAACAATATGTAGATAGGCTTGTAGATCGGCTTGTTGAGCTTAGCAAGAGCAGGGGAGATAACCTCGCTAAAAGCTCTTTAGCTAATGTTGAAAATGCAAGAGCTTATATTGAAGCTGAAGTTATTCCTTACCTTCCAATTAGTGCAGAACTAAAAGCAAAAGGCTATAAAGCTCTTGCAGTCTTTGGTAATGGTGAGTTAGATTTCCAAACTCCAGATACTATGGCGGCTGCTGTTCGATCTCTTCTTAGAGATAATGTCGATGGCAGTAAGCGATATGAAATGGAAGTTACCGAGTTTGATGAAGATAAGAATATCTTTGTAACTGAGCAGCTTAGAAGTGAAGAAGTTAAAGATTTCTCTGCTGTTCAACCGGGAACAGATAAACAAATTGCTAAAATCTTAGATCAAATTATTTATGAAGATAAAGTCCGTAGAATCAACGAGCTGGATTTTGATGATCCTAACGGTCCTTCTGAAGCAGACATTCTAAAGTTTATTCAAGATGGTGATCTTACTCAGAATATGTCTACGGCTCAAGATAGGGCTTCCTTAACTATTCATGCTGATCAGATTCCTCCTCCACTAAGAACGGATTTAGATAGGGTAGAAAGCATTGAAGCCTATATCAACAGAACTGTTGAACAAATGCTGGATCTTCCTCCATCTCATTACAGCTTTATTCATGATGACCTTAAGGCTTTGCCGGGACAGTTTGGCATTCGTATGGAGGATGTTAATACTAGAGCTTACTTTAGATATAACATTGAAGAAGGTAGAGATAACCCTTGGGCTCAGGCAGATCCTAGTGGTGGATTCCCTGTTGCTATTCCTCTTGCAGACCCAGATAACAACTACAGTATTGCTCATGCTATTTTAGATGCTTCTGCTTGGTTGTATCCTGAAATGACCCCTGAGATTCTTAGAGCGTTTGATAGAGGAGAAGATATTGCTAAGGCTGCTAAGGGATCTAAAGCTAGAGGCTCTAGACTTATTTCTCAAGCTGACGGTACTGCCAATGGAACTAAACATGGTGTAGCTGAAAGTATTGTATTTAAACGAAGAGTTGCATTATTTGATGCATTAAAGTCTGATAAGCCTGAAGTTGTTAAAGGAGCATTGGAGTTAGTTAAGGATTTAGTAGAAGCAGATGGCTCAACAGATATTGACTTCTATCAAAACTTAACGTATGAGATTGGTGCAGAATTGCCTGATAAGGCAGGAGAAAGCAGCATGAGTTTAGGCGTACGTCGAGCTCTATATGCGATGAATAATGCTGATCCTGAGCGTCCATTCTGGGTGAGAGGAAGCAAAGCTGGGCGAAGCTTTTCTAAAAAACCGTTAATGATTGTTCCTTATAATGCTAAGAGGAAGGCAGTTAAAGCTGCAGTTAAATCTTTCTTTGACGATCCTGATAATGCAATGTACAAAAATGCAATGTTAGCTCAGGCTAAACAAGAAGGCGTTACCTACGATCAAGTTGTTGAAGAGTTAACTACTGCTATGATTGGCGGTAGAGATAGAGCTTTAATGAACTTAGTTGAAAAAGCTACTGGCATTCCAGATGCTAAGGGGAGAATGAAGTCTGTTCTGGAGCCTAATGGTTTAAGAGATAGCTTATTGCCTAAGGCAATCACAAATGATAAGCTAGAGTGGAACTCTCCTGCTGGTATTCAGGTTATGTTAGACAAAGCTACTGATCTTGCCAAAATTGCAAACAAGAATAAAACACCTACGGCAAAAGAAGTAGATGTAATCTTTAGAGCCCTTCAGATCGAAGCCTTTGCATTGGCTATGCTTCGCAAAAAAGAGTTTGATCAAGTTGGGACTATTCCAGGTATAGGAGAAAAGTTACAGCAAGCTAAGAGTCCTGAAACTATGGACGATGCAATGGATATTGCTCGTCTTAGATTCATGCAAGAGCTTACTATTATTGATAAGCTGCAAGAAGCAAGAAATCGTGGAGATGAGCTTCAAATTAAAGAGCTTGAAAGCCTTATTACAGGATCTAAGTTTACTTTCTTTGATCGTACCACACAAGCTTTAAATAGAACCGCATTTACTGTATCTAGAGATGATCCTAGTGTTAAGCATGTTCTTAAGATGACTGGTCAAGATGCAGAAGGCATGAGCCCATCAAGAGCCTTAGAAAATACAGAAGATGCTATCTATATTAATAACCTTATAGATTGGCGTAGCCGATTTGTGGCTCCTCATACTAAAGAGATGGACCATAAGGGTGAAAAGAGTAGAAGAGTTATTCTTGATCCTGTTCAGTTTGTAGAAGAATCAGATGCAACCTTTAAGACAAGTGAAGCTGAAGCTAGAGAAGATCTTGAGCTTGTAGAACTGTATGCTAATAATCCTGATGCTGAAGGAGCTTTGTCTCATTCGGATTGGTATGCAAAGCATGTAGACCAAGGTAAAGCATTTGCTGGTGGTATTTATGATATTAAGGATAGAGGCAGTGCTACTAAGAGGGAGCAGATTGCTAATAGAATTAAACACATAGCCAAAGATGAAACTCAGTTAAGAGAAGAGTGGACTAAGATTAACCAACAGCTTGCAAAGAAGGGTGAGCCTGTTCTTTCTCCAGATGCTTCAGTTGATGATATTATTGCCGCAGCTACTAAGTTAGAAGAAATTAGAATCAGAAGACTTGCTCTTAAAAATGCTCTTATTACAATCTCTCCTGAGTTTGATGCCCCATTACAAAAAACAGCTGATGGTACTCTTGTTCAAACTCCTCCTATGACTAGAGAAGAAGCATTTAAAGAGTGGAGAAGACAGAGCGATGATATCGAAGCTTCAGCCCAAAGAATTAAAGATAATGAAGTTGATACCACTGATGAAGAATATCGCAAACGGTTTGGCAATCCTTGGAGCTCAAATTACGATAGTAACGGTAATTTAAGAATAGATGAGTTAGAAAATCCTGAGCTTCAGCAAAAATTAAACGATAGAGAACTTAAGAATAATACAGAAAATAGCTCTATTGAACTTACTCCTCAAACTCCTAGGACTATGGGCGGTGGTCTTGGATTTAGAGCTATTCATCCAACTCAACATATTGATAATGTATTAGGGGTTCCGGCTCTTAGAGAAGCACATCAAGTTAAAACTATGGGCTATACTCAAGAGTTAGGAAAAGGAACTGAAGAAGAAGTAGCAACTTTGCAAAGAAGACTTTCAGCCGAAAGAGATACAGCTACTATTGATACGAACCTTGAAGAAAAAGGTCTTCTGTTTGATATTGATGAACGCAATAGGGTAGAATTTACAGATGCTGAATTCTTAGCTGATGTAGATATAACAGTAGAATCTTTAGCTCGAAGTGAAACTTTAGGTGTTCAAGCTAGTCCAGAGCAAACAGATGTTATGGTTAAGGATGTTCTTACTAAGCATGCTCGTAAGTATGGTTTAGACGATTTACTAGGTGAAGAAAAAACTGTCACTGAAACTATCAGTGAACCAGAAATGATTTCTGTCCGAAGAGAGATTCCTCAAGAAGATACAAGAAATAATCTTGAAAAAGCAGAAACGTTAGATCTTTCTAGAGAAACCTATTTAGAAGGCAGAAAATACACTAAAGCTAAACTAATTGAAATGGGAGAAGCTTTAGATATTGAAATTCCTTCTAAAATTAAAAAAGGCAAGAAAGAAGCCTTAGTAGATCATTTGCTTACTGAAAGAGCCAAGAGCCGTGTAGGAACTGGTGAGTTTGTAGATGAAGAAATTCCTACTGGTAGAACTATTCAAAGAACTGTTACAAGAGTTGTTGAAAAAACAGAACCAAGGTGGGATCTAATTTATGGTCATCAAGTTTGGTTAAATAATATTATTAGATACAACGACGAAGTTGATAGATTCAACAAAATGCTTAATAGTCATGCTAAAAAGCAAAATCTTGCACCTAATGAACTTGAAAAGAGAAGAGAAGCAGGTCTTATTGCTCTTCAAGAAAAGTGGCAAAAGGTTGTAGATGCTAGAGTTGAAGATTTTGAAACAACTGCAAACAATCCTTATGACAGTAATCAAGTTGATCCTTATCAAAACATTAGAACGTTTAAAGTTAGAGATGAAGAGGGTAATCGTCTTACTCTTCGAGAAGCATTATTATCTGTATCTGAAGATGAACGACGTAGATCTAATGTCGGTCTTGTAGATGAAGCAGGTTCTTTGCAAGGAAATAAATTAGATACTTCATCTCAATTCTCTGCACCTGCTCCAACTAGAGAAGAAGATATTGGATATGTTAGAGATGAAAGAACTGGAGCTCTTTTACTTAAAACCCCAGATGGTCGGATTGTTGTTAAAGATCCTACTAAAAAGGGTAAACAGGGCGAACGGATTGAGGAAGCTGGAGTCCTTAACGTTAAAGGCTTTGCTACTCCTAAAGAAGGTTTCGACGTAGGATATAGAGCCGAAAATGGTGAATACATTGATATTGATAAGTTAACGGATAATGAAGCTTTTGTAGTTTCAATCACTCATGCTAAGGATGCTTCGGTTCTTAGAAAAGTTGTACAAAATCACATGTCAGAGCTGTATCCAGATCAGAAGATTAAAATTACTGATGGACTAATTGAGCTCACTTTACGTCCTGATCAGGCTAAACGATTAATGGAATCAGTTAAGAGTGATCCTCTAATTCCAAATGCTGAGAAAAACGTAAGATTTACTATTGATGGATTAGAGATTATGTCTGGTAGAATCATCGGACATCAAACTAGACGTATTGCTAGTGCAAACCAATCTAGACATGTTCTTCAAATTTCTGCTAATAGATATGTTGGAGATATGCTCTTTAGCTCTTCATTAGCCAATAATAATGTGAAGCGAGTCACAGCCCGTCATGCAAAGATGGACAGTCATTTAAAAGAAAGCAGAGACTTCCATACTAATCTTGAAAATGAAAATCAATTAATGTTAGGTTTCTTAGAGAGAAATGCAGAACCGGGAGTTGTATCTCGATCCTCATTCCATCAAACCCGTTATATTGATTTGAAGAAGATGTGGGATGATGAATCTTTTAGAGATAGAGTTATTATGTCTACTTTGGTTCAAAAAGAGATTGCAGCGAAAGATCTATTAGGGGTAGAAGATTTAAATCTTATTAGTCCTTATCAGGTTACTGCCTCACGATTAAATACATTAGATCGTCAAATGTTTGATCCTACAGGAGAAGACAGACTTAATCTTAAAGAAGGAAAAGAAACTGTATACCTCATAAGCGTTAAACAAGATGGTGAGCCTGTAGAGTATGTAGCACTTAAAGAGTTACGAGAAGCTTTAGGTGTTAAAAGTCTTGATGATATAAGAATGCTTAGCGGCTTAGATGATATTGAACCACTAACTTTTGGTGCTATTATGGCCGGTCGCCCACGAACCAGTAAAACTAGTGTTCAAAAAGAATATATTACTGCTTCTGACTTTAAGAGAATTAAAAAGGCTATAGATGCCAGAGATTCTGAAATTAGAGAAGGTGAGCAGGTCTTTGGGCGTAATGGTATAGATAAGATTCAAAAACTTGAAGGTCTAACAGATGCTGAAGTTAAAGATGCTAAGAGATTAGCTGGTCTTGTCTTTATTAATCCTAAGTTTATTAATATGACTATTTTGAATAATCCTACATATGCTAGAGCTTATGGTATTGAGCCTACGCCTAATGTTCTTGCAGCAGCTCAAGAAATTGTAGCTAGTCAGAAGATTTTACAGCATGGCATTGATATTGCTGCAAGTGATGGAGTTACTCGTCAAGGATATGCACCTATTGCACTTAGAATGCTTCAAGAAGATCCTGATTTGCAAACTAAGATTTTAAAAGGTGAAGAGTTATCTAATGTAGATTATCAAAAGCTATATGAAGCTTGGCTGAAGTATGAGCCCGGAAGACCCGGATCCCCTGAGCTACGAGGGGCTAGAGATATAGGCAACATTAAAGATGGAGCTAGTGTTCGTCAAAAAGATCTTAAGAGATTGATTGATGAAGGTGTTCAAATTGCAAGACAAGTTATGCTTAGAAATGAGCAAAATCCATATAAAGATGGATTGGCTACAGATAGGCCTTTGTATCGCGGAGAGTACCCAGATAAAGCAGATGGCACTCCGGGCGATGCTGAGTACTTTATGAATAAGACTAACTTTAGGCAGCACATTAAAGGCAAGGATGGTTTGCCTAGTGAGGCACATAAAGCTGTAGATGAGAAGTTAGAGACTTTAGTAAAGAGCGGTACTCTTACTGTTAGAGAACTTAAAATGCTTAGAGCTGTTCTTGCTCAAATGGATGGAGATCTTCTTGAAAACTTAGATTTCTTTGAAGTAGATAATATTAAGAAGAGAGCAATTGAGATTGCAGAAGAACAGGGTATTGATGCTCCTAACTTTGGAGGTAGAAGTCCAGCTGGATTTGTAAATACCTCTAAGACTGGCATTGCGTTGCATCTTCTTAAAGGAAGACTGGGCAGAGAATTAACAGCTGTTGATGTCATTCTTCATGAGATTGGTCATGCTGCTCAAGTTAGACTTTATGATCATGGATCTCCAGAATGGCATATGACTAATAGCATGCTTAATAATCCAGAAGCTCCTGAGCTTGTAAAGCGATTAGTTTTAGCTATGAACAATGGTGTCCTAGATGGTAAGTCTAAGAGGCAAATTGAGTTTTACTTAGAGAATCCCGATGAGTTTGTGGCTGCATTATTCTCATATAACATGCAAGCTAGAACCTTTAAGGATAGGGCTACAATGGAAGCAGCATACAAAGATGCTGATGAGATTGTGCCGGGCTCTGCTTCTACTATTAAAAACATTGTTCAAAAGATGATTAATTTCTCTTACTCTAAGATCTTGCATATTAGAGATGTGTTCTTAAAGTTAGATCCTTCTTATAGAAATCAAATTGATGCTATTACTGATGTTCTTTTAGGTAAAGCTCAAATGCCATTACGAGATGTTGGCGATGCTCCTCCCAGCATTAAGTTCAATACTGGTAGTACTAGTAAAATGGCTGAAATTGCTGCGCTTAAGAAAGAACGGGAAATGCTTATCTATGAGTTTGGTCAAGCAAAAGATAGTCCTCAGGTTCTTGAAATTGATAAAGCAATTGAAGAATTAGAAAGTGATATTGCTGATGGTTTACGTCCTTCAGATTATACAGAACCTAAGCTTATGTCTCTTGGAGCAAAAAGTAACATGAACGAGCATAGAATTCAAAAGGCAATTGGAGCAGACGGTAAAGTTGATTTCCAAAAGTTAATTGATGATGATCCAAAGTTAGCTATGGCTTTCTTAGCAAAACATGTTCTTCCCCGTATGAAGTCTGGAGAGTATACAGACCTTAGAGGCGAAACGTATAGTTTAGAAGAATTATATAATGCCGCAACAAACAGCAACTATGTCTCTAAAGCCCAGAAATTAACTAAGGGTCAAAGAGCTAAAAGAGTTTTAGATTCCTTTGCCTTGTTTGGATCAAATACAGAACATACCATTAACTCTGATGTTCAGCTTACAACTGGAGATGCAAAGTATATGCTTGTTCAGATGATTTCCGAATTAATGGATAATAATTCATTATCTAGTTCGAGTACCTTTAACGGAAACAAGGTAGCTACATTTAGTCAAATTTCAGATAATTTAGATGCAGACTTAAATGTAAGAATGGCTTTCCATAAGGATAAGTTAAGAGCTGCATTGTTTAGAACAACTGAACAAAAGGCTAAAGGTAGAAACACTCTATTAGGAAGAAGTAGAATTCTTAATGAGAATACTGTAGGATCGGATCAACGTGCTGCAGAGTTAGACGAAGCTATGCAATTAGCAGGCAAAAGTGTTATTCCGGGCAAAGCTGGAGATGAGGCTAGAGCTAGAATTGCAGAAATGAAGAAAGACGATGATCCTCGAATGCAAGAGGTTGGGAATATTCTTGAAGAAATGGCTGAAGAACTTAAACTTAATTCAGAATATGTTCAAGATTTAGCTTATCAATCAGGAATGCTGAGAGGCGTTACGATTGATATATCTGGACCTGTTCCTCTTAAACTTAAGTTAACTAGGAAAGAGATGATGGAGGATAAGGGTTCATCTTACGATAGTTGGGCATCAGCATTGAGCAATTTATTTGAACGTAAAATGCTTTCATCTATTGAAGATTCCGATGGATCTAAACTTTTAGATGTTCAAACTTTAGTTGCAGCAGGAATTCTTCCAATTGAAGACGTTAGAAAAGCTTCTATTGTTAAACAACCTTTGGTTATTTACAACCATCTTGTAAAGTTATCTGAGCTGGATACTCCGCTGATTGATAAAAAACAATTAGATAGTCTCTATAATGCAGGATACTTCAATGAGGGAGGAGCTTTCCATCAATCTATGTTAGATGGAGATACTACTCTTTCGCTTGAGTTTATGGGGCTTATTACTGATGAAGGATTGAATAGATATAAGTCAAGAATTTCTTCTTTTGAAGGAGCACCTTCAGAAATTAGAGACTACTTCTCAGTATTAAAAAGCACTATTGATGCAAGAGATGAATCTCCTGCCGTAACTCGATTGAATAAAGAAGGCGGAGGTTTATTTGAAGGAACTGCAGATGTTCGTCAGTATTTGTATACTAAAAAAACTGTAGCTAAAAACTCGGTACGATTTGATCCGGGAGATTTAGATTACTTACAAATTAATGATGTTTTTGAAGATCCAACTTTAGCAGATATGCTTGATTATAATCCAGTTATTTTATCCTCAGGCATGGCAAGAGGTATTGGAGCAGATGCTGCAGATTCTTTAAACTTTACTAGAGCTATAGGTAATACTATTGAGGTTACAGATCCACGTAATCCAGATAGAACAACAAATGTTGGAGTAAAGAATTTAAATACAAGAACTATTGTTAAAGCATTAGAAGGTTTTACTGAGCAAGTACCTATGGAGCCTGAAACTAAAGAAGCTTTAAGAAAAAGTTTAGAATTCTTTGGAAGAGCTAGAGAAAACCTGCTTGGATATCGTTCATCTTTTGATAAATCCGATGCATTCTATGATACAGGTTTAGCTTTTTTAAATCCATTAACATTTGCTTTCCATGGATTCAATATGCCAGCAGCTTTGATTCAAGAAACATCAGCTTCTGCTTTACCATTGATGCGTAAAGCACTAACGCACCCTATAGCAGCATTTGGTTTAATTGGTAAGTCTTTAACTGCAGGGTTAAGGCCTATTGAAAAAGCAAGAGCTTTAAAACAAACTTCTGTTGTATTGCAAACGTTAAGAGCTGAAGCTGTAAGTAGATCTAATATTAATCTGGAAGTTGATGTTAGAGAGCATGAGCTAGGAGGTCAAGAAAGAAATCCTTTGCAAAAGGCAGCTAAACTTACAGTTGGCTTAATTGGTAAGGTTCCTCAGATGATGATTAATGCTAACAAAGAGTTGGCTGCATCAGGAGCACATGATGCTTTAATTGATGCTATGACTCAGGGTAAAGTAATTAAACTTATTGATGAACTACAAGCTGTTAGAAAACAAGCAGAAGTAGAAGGCTTGCCTGAATTAGACATGGAAAATGTCATGTCTGCAGATGCTGCTAAGAGAAATGCAGCTCAAAGAAGATTTAAACAGGCTACTACTAAAGCTGGCATTGATTATGATTTAGCATTAGAGTTACAGCGATCAGGATTATTAGATCCTGAACTGTATCCGTTATTAGAAGCTAGCATTAAAAATAGCAATGCAGAACAAACTAGATTTATTGATTATGCTAGAACATTTAAAGAAGCTAGACTTAAGGGTAGAAAAGCTACTGAGTTAAATAGAAAAGCTAGAATCGGTCATGATATGAGTGAGGGTAAAGTTAGCGATTTAACCCGCAAAGCAAGAGAGTTAAGAAAAGAAGGTCAATTGCAAGATAGATTTAGAAATGCAATGAATACCTTTGTTCAATACCGTATTGATTCTCAGAACGTTGAACCTAGGCTCTTTGATAGACCTCTATTAAATAATACCGGATTTAATGCATTCCAGAATATTTACATGTCTTGGGTTAGAGCCTTTTACGAGCAAAAGACCTTTATTGGTGGAGGCAGATTAGCAGCTCAATCAATAGGCAAGCTCTTTAGTCTTTACATGAATGCATTATTCTGGGATACAGCTTATTCTACTTTGATGGAAATGGCTAGAGGTAAGAGTACTGAACAGGTTTATCATGAGGCTACGAATGATCCTGTTGGTTTTACTGCTAAAAAAGTAGCACGATTGCCTGTCTTTGGAGGAAAGTACGGAACAGCTGCTCTTGGATATATAGCTCAAGAGCTCCAACGAAGTACAGTTGCCCATGAAGTTTTAGGTAAACATATTCCGGGCCGTAAACAGCCGTACTATACTAATGATTTAATTCCTTTTGATCCATTTGGAAGTCCTGCTGAGGGTGTATTTAATAAGGCTCTTAATGCTGCAGGAGATATTATTAATGTGGCGGCTGAAACTGCAGTGGGCGATAATATTGCTTATAGTGCTAGCCAACAATCGCAGGGTTCTTTCTTAGACTATGTTCCAGTTCTTAACTCGATGTTCCTTAAGATCTATCGAGATCGAACACAGGTGCGTACTCCTAGAGAAGAAATGAGATATCAAAATATGAGAAATATGAATTATTTAGATATGGATCAAGTCATGAAACATAATCGGCAAAAGGTTGCTGCATTAAGAGAAAAAGCTCTTAGAGAAATGCAAGAAAACTTAGAAAGGTTTAGACAAGGTAATTGATATGGAAAATTTAGGATTAAAAGATAATGTAGATCTTCGTTTTGCTTTTGATATTATGGAAGAAGAGATCTTGAAAATGGATCCTGATTTCTTTAAAAGACAAGAACCTCCTCAACCTTCAAATCTGCCTATTGGATTTGAGCAAGCTTCAATGGCTCCTCCGCCACCTCCTGTCGAGGAAGTTCCAACCATAGAACAGGAACCCCAAGTACAACCTGTGTCGCCAGTTCCCCCTCCTCCTACACCCCAGAATCGGCCTCAACCGAGAAGTGTAGATCCTATTGGAGGATTACAGTCTCCTAGTGCAGGAAGGGATGAGAGAGCTGATGCTCTCTTTGAGTGATGACCACATTAGAAGTTAAAGTTGGATCTAGAGTCCTGGGCGAAATTGAAGTAACCACTGATTATGATAATTATACTGATTGGTTAAAAACACTAAGTCAAGACAACATTGATGAGATTCTGTCTACAGCTAGGCTATCTGTCCCTATCTCTGGACCTTTAAATAGGTTTACTATTACTCAAGTTACCAGTACTCAATATGTCCTCAGGTTCAATGAATATATTTATGGGGGAGAATACGACTCTATCTATAAGGCGTTAGGTAAGGCTAATGGTACTTTTGCCCGAAGGGGATCTTGGCTGCTCTCGGCTATTTTGCCTAAGAATGGGTTTAATGAACCTGAGGCATGGACTCCTTCTGATTTACCTAGCGGCGTAACTCTTTGGCTTCACTTTAATGATTTGACTGGAAGTAACAATGATATTGCAGGAGTTTTAAATCCCAGAGGTACTTTTAGCTCAACTTCATTTACCAATGACGGAGGATCAGGTCCTGTCATTCAAAAACAAGGGGGTAATAAAGTTTTAGAATTTGAAGATTCGGGTCAAGACTTTTATAGCTCTCAGCTAAACACGCCTAATTTTAGTACTATTAATAACAGATTTATTCAGATATTAGCTAAACCTGAGGGAGCTGTTGGTAATCAAACAGCTTATGCTTTGGGCGGAGAGACAAACAGAATCTTCTTCTCTGAAATTCCAAGAGCTGGTACTGATAGGACTGTTTTTTCTAATCTAAGAATAGGTAATACTTCTTTAGGCACAATAACTGGAAATCCATGGACTCTTGTTTCTCATTCATATGAGGAGGGAGGAGATCCAGATAGCGGCGGGGGTCAACTTAAGGGTTTCTTAAATACAGCTTTAACCAGCACAATTAATGATGAAGATGCTGAAACTATTACTGCTACAGATGAATTAACTCTAGGCGATCCCCTTGGTACCGTAGACCCTTTTCTACAGGGTTTTGTAGGATTTATAGCAGATCTTGTATTACTGTCTTATATTCCTACAGAAATAGAACGAAAAAAATTAGAGGGATGGCATTGCCATACGTTTGGTTTAAGCAGTTTGCTGCCCTCGGATCATTTATTTAAAAATTTTGCACCCAATAAATAAGGAAAATTAAATGGGAAGTGTAGCATGGAACCCCTCTAATCTGGGTAGTACATTAAAAGCGTGGTATAAGGCTGATGCAATTACTGGCTTATCTGACGGTGATGCAGTAGCTTCATGGTCAGATTCTTCAGGAGGAGGCAATACCGTAACTCAAAGTACTGCTGGTGCTCAGCCATCGTATGAAACAAATGAAGTTAACTCGTTACCTGTTGTTCGTTTTGATAAAGACGCAAGTCCCGGCGATAACGTATTTTCCGCAGATTTAGGTGGTAATTTTGAACCGGGTACAGGTGATTTCTTTATTGCATTGGTTGCAAAGTTTCCTACCGCAACTGGAACACAGTTTTTTATGACAAAAGCTGCCAGTGGAACGCAGGGATTAAATGTTTATTTATATAACGGAACGATAGTATTTAGGCCACAAACGTCTGGTGGTACGACTAATAATATCCAACAAACATCTGCTGCTGATAATGCATTTCATACTATTGTTTGCCGTAGATCATCCTCAGTCTTAGGATCTGAATTTGATGGATCCCCATTTTCTACCGATAATGGCTCAAAAATAAATGATGGAGATCTTAATAACGATGCTAACTTTAATCTTGGCTCGACTTCTACTGGTGGATTAGATGCTGATATGGACTTAGCAGAAGCTTTGGTTGGGGTAGGTACTTTATCTGATGCGGACATGGAACGCATTACAGGCTATTTTGCCCATAAGTATGGACTGGAGGGCAATTTGCCATCCGACCATACTTACAAATCCGCCGCCCCTACTGTAACCGTATTGGGCTTAGGTGGCGCAGGAAGCACAGTATTAGACATTTTTGTAGACACAGGCGCCACCCGTAAAATTGGGACTATTGAAGGATCTTTTGATTCTTCTGTAGACACCTTCACAAAGTACTTAGACTTCTTAGAACCAGTTGAAGTAAATGATGTAAAGCTAGGTCTTAGGACATCTAAGAGATTTTACGGAGATCTCCAATTATGTGAGATCAAGAGTATCTTTACTGATACTTGGGTAGTGACGTATAACAAGACACATGTGGGTGGGATTCATACCTCCCTTGAAAGGGCTGTCGGCGAAGTAGCTGGCACAATCGCAAATAGAGGGGGATGGATCCTCAATGATATTATCCCTAGGGACGGGTACGTAGACCCGGATGCATAAGTAAAGGAATATTGACATGTCAAGTGGAAAATCTAGAAAAAGAGCAAGAGCAGCAGAAAGACAAGTAGGCGATAGCTACGGTCTTTACTCGACTGAAGCCGATCAAATGAAGCAAGCATACCTGAATTACATGAATGCTATGAATCAGTTTCAAGGTATGCAGGGCGAGTTTGGTGCTGAGCAGTCAGCCTATGATGAGGCCTTAGCAGCTTATAATAAGAAACAACAAAAAGAAATTGACGCAATGAAAGCCAAGGCTGATCAAATGTACGTGTATGACGATACAGGTAAGTTTATTAAGACTGTTGGCTATGAGCCCGGATATGGTAGAGGCTATGATCCTAATAGAGCTTTTAGACAATTTGAAAGCATGATTGAGGCTTCAGATACTCGGCTAGATAGAGGCGAGAATAGAGGCCAGTATCGGTATAGCGATGAGGCATATCAGAGTGCTTTGAATCGCATGAAAGCCTTTGGTACTGAGGAACAGTACAATAAAATGGTTGATCTTATGAAGGCGCAGGATCGAGAGTTTGAAGGCATCCAAATGATGGAAGACTTTGATGCTACTAAGGGTAAGTATACTCAGGCTATGTCCGATGCTGCAGCACGAGTCGAGGCCGCTAAGGCTGCTTATGGCTCTGAGAGTGCAGAGGCCCAAGAGGCGTATGAGACGTATGCTAACTTATTTGATAGCAAGAAGAACATGAAGAAGTTTGGTGCTCAGCTTCAAGGCTATGATCCATTGGGTCTGGGTTCAGGTCAAACGCCTAATCTACAGAGTGCAAATATCGGTAGTGTGTTTGGTAAAGGAAGCACCGATCCTAGAGTTATGGCAATGGGAGGCGGTTCCGGATTAGCGGCTCCATTCGTGAAGGCGATGCAAAAACAACCTGCATTTGCTGGTAAGGCTAGAAATTCAGATGCTGCGAGAAAGAGAAGAGCAATGATGATGCAGGGATACAATCCTCTGGCCTCAGGAGGCGGATTAAACTTCGATCTTATGGATGCTGGTCAGATTCAGTCCATGAATTCAGAGCAATTAAACGATTATGTTAATAATCTTATGGGACTTTATGCATAATGCCCGCCAAAAAGAGTAAAAGTGCCATATTTTACGCCAAAAACCCGGCGAGTCGGGCGAAAAAGGCTAAATATGACACAGAATACCATAAAACTCCTGCTAGAAAGAAGTATAGGGCCACACTGGCCCGTGAGCGGCGTAGGAGAGGCATCATGGGTAAGGGGGGTAAGGACCTTAGCCACACCAAGAACGGCTCTATGAGGCTTGAGAGCCCGGCAAAGAACAGGGCGAGACAGGGATCTGGGGGCAAACCCAAGAGAAAGTAGTGATTCCAAAATGGGGTCGCGTATTCAAAGGGGGCTACTTCGTAAATCTGTAACTTTGTAGCCCCCGTTGGCCCCTTGTGTTTTGCGTGATAGTGGCTGCCCTTGCGGGCAGGCCCCTTTTTGATTGTGTTACATGGGGTAGCACAGCTTGTATGTTTACTACGTGTCAAGGAGATACGACATGCGTAAATTGTTTGAACTGTTTCTTTCCTTCTTCCGTCCCGTTCCTAAGGATGTGGTCAACACTGGTCACATGACTGAGGATCAGCTCTGGGATTACCGTCACGAAAACGGATTGTGTACTTGGTGTGGTTCGTCTGAGGACGTAGCTCCAGAGGGTACACACTGCGATGCTGATGGCATCTGTTTCAAATGCTTTATGAAGGCTGAATTCGAGGAAGCTGAGCGGGATCTTCGTCAGATGATTGAGAGAGAAGAAGACTGCTCAAGAAGACTTGTGCTCATCGGAGAGTACGAGGATGAGTTTGGTACTTACAACGGTTAATATCTTATCAAGGAGATTTACAATGCGTAATAATACTTGGATGACAAAGACTATTGCAAAGCGAAAACTGGAGCATGCTCGGCATATCCGAAGAAATCAGCAAGGCGAAACCGGCATCTTTACTCGAACTCGTCACGATGAGCGAGAGTATAGACAATGGAAGAACTTGAACAAGAGATTGGATGAGGCTGATCGTATTACTGTCAATTACGTTGATGACACCATTCAGGATCGTATGTCATGTGATGTGCATGAGGATCCTACTCCACAAGAGCAGGAGATCCGAAGAAAAGCTTGGCAGGAGTACCAGAATAATGTTAAGATCTGGAACCATACCAAAAAGCTGATCACAATGTATGAAAAAGGAGAGTTAATCTAATGACTAGGAAAGAATTTAATGAACGATATAATCTTATTCTCAAGAAAGCTAAGATTCGTAGGCTGAAAGCCAAGATTCGCAAGTCTCATAAGAGATAAACCTAAGCCCCGAAAGGGGCTTTTCTTTTTCGGATCGCACGTGAGACGACGGCGTGATAGTGGCTTACGCTTACGCGAGACTACGTACTTCGCTGGACCTTTACGACGAGCACCGTTTGCCTGCTCGAACACCTTCCGAGACTGCGGATCCGCCCTTGCGGGCGTGCATCCTTTTGGTTGGACACGCAGTGTGTCTGACCTGCTTTTATCAATTCTCATTGGAGATTTACCATGTCTGACATTCCTCAAATTACTTACAAAGCCGCACAGAAAGCACACCGAGATACTCTTTTTGAGGCTAAAGCCAAGGCTTTTGATCGTTACTACTCTTGGAAGCGAATGACCTCAATGTGGATGAGCAGTCCTCAGAACCAAGGCTGCAAGGCTCCTCAACGTGGAGACATCCTGATTCTGAAGTGGGACAAGAATGACAAGGGCCAAGCATACATTGCTGGGATCTTGCCAGAAGTTGCATTGACTGAAGATGGATTCCCCATGACTTGGGAAGACACCAAAGCCAGCGGAGAAAACCGAGGCAAATTCACATTCGTGGATGCTGGTCAAAGTTTCAATCCCAAGACCATGCGAATGGAGAACAACCCTGTCGATTGGTCACGTGGATTGACAACTTGGAGATCTCTTGATTCACTCGCAGAGATCAAGGCATTGCCAGAGCATGAGCGAACCAACGATCAAGTCAGAATCCTGACTCACTGGGAGAATGTTATTGCATCTCGTGGAGTCAAGAGTGCTCCTCGCAAGGCCTGTTGGTCTGAGAATTTCCAAGATCACTTTGCCCATTGTCAGAAGAATGCGATCAATCCCTTTGATCCCTCATTCAAGATTGACATGACCGTTCCAAGTGAGGAAGAGCAGATGCTTGAGCCTCAAGAGGAGAATGTCAAGGCAGCAAGTGAGGAGATCTCATTCTAATGGAACCCAAGCATCGAGATGATTTAGAAGATTATCTTATCCAGCGCGAAGAGCAAGGATAAGCCCACGCCCAGAGCCCCAGCCATGATCCACCGTGGCTGGGGCTCTACGTTACTATTGTCACTAGAGACTACCGATTTCAGAAGGATTACAAAATTATGGATAAAATTACTTTCGATCGTTGTACAGATACAGGTAAACTTGAATGTAGAGTCTACCGTAATATTGAAGGCCT